TTACACGTTAGTTATAATTGAGTAGTACACACGAAAAATTAATAGAAGCCTAAGCTTCTATTAATTTACTTGTGTCAGCACTCATGATAACGAATGTTGCATCATCATTAAACTTAATCTCACCTTTCGCTTCTCTTTCAATGATTGATTGTAATAACCACCACTTAGGCTCTCCACCTTTGCTTGATTTTACTTTTACCCATTCACCAGTAGTATCTTGTGATACTACTGTGAATACTGTTTTTTGTGCTGTTTTTTTTGCAGCATATTGTGCTGCGATTTCTTTCATGGTTGTCATAGTACGGTATAGTTGGTTGTTAAGGTTTCATGGGGGTCTAGTGGTTTAGTACATACCCTTCTTCTAACATATTTATTATTTTAAAAATGTAAAAAAAAATTTAATTTACTTGCTTTTTAACAACGTAAAATAACTTACTTAATTAATGATTTTCACAACCACCTTCATTTGATTTTATTTGCTTGAAAGTTAACAATAAAAAGATAACCCACCACGTCATATCGGTGTATTACTATACAAAAAAATTGTACCCTTTTGAGGATTAACAGGGCTTTAGAGCCTCTTTTACTGTAACCCCATTACAGTTCAGATAGAACCCCATTACATTAACTACCCTATTTTGACCCCTCGTAAGATAATGTAATAATTAAATAAAGCAAGAAAAAAAATAAATTATTTCAAATAGGAAAATAAATTTGCATTTAAACTGTAAATTCGCTAGCTTTGTACTGTATTCCCGTTACAGTTAAAGTGTACTCAAAATTACAATGGAAAATAAAAGATTAAACATTAGGTATATAGATAGGTTTATAGAAGAAGATGGTATTAAATTACCTGTCTATAAAAAGTTTAGTGCCACTACATCACACACTAAAAGGTATCATAATACATTATATTTATTAGCTGATTTAAAAGGTTGTGCTAGAAATTTAATGGACTTTTTTACAGAAGTAATGGATAATGATAATTATGTTAGTAGTAATAAAGGTATAATAGAAAAATTTATATCTGATATGAATGACGTTAATGTAAAGTACGGTGTAGATTCTATTAATAAAGCTATTAAAAAATTAAAAGATAAAAACTTTATTATATTAGTAACTAGAGGATATTATCAAGTTAATCCTAAATATTTTATGAAAAACAATGATAATAAACGAGAAGAATTAATTAAAATTAATTTAGAGTTTAATAAAAATAAAGATTACACTGATATAGAAATAGAAGAATGATACATATAGTAATAACTGAAAAAGAATTTAAATTTAAATTCACTGGTGGCATATCGTTAAAAGATATACTTACTTTAAAAGAAAAATATTTACAAGCTACAGGTAAAGATAAATTATATGAATCAACTGAAAAGTATTTTAATACTACTGAGTTTTTTCCTTCTACTAAAAGATTTGATAATAGTATAACCATAAGTTTAAAACAATGAACAAAAACTTAAAAAATATAAACTAATACAAGAAAAAAATAGATTACAAACTAAATTTAATTAAACAATTTAATACAAAACAACATGATTAAGAATCAACAAACATTTAACATTTCATTAGAAAATCACGATACAGATATTATCGTATTTCCAGTTCCTTCATTAGAATCAATTAAAAAATTAAATTCTACTATTCATGTAGATGAAAAAACTAAAAGACAATTACAAGAAGATGCCCAAAAAGAATCAGCTAGACCTTATGTAGTATCTAAAGTAGGTAAAGGTGTTGAAGGATTAAAAGCAGGAGATTTAGTATTTTGTAACCCTGATGCTATGGGAGTTGCTACTGTAATTAGATTTAATCCTTCTACATTTTGGTTAAATCCTATTATTATTCCTGCGTTTTATGCTTATAAAGTAGTATATACAGAAGAATATGAAAAAGAATTTGATGAAATAATTGACTGGTATAATGCTGAACAAATTAAAAAAGAACAAATTTTAGCAAATTCGTAACATGGAAAAAACAATAACATTATTAGTACAATTACAAACAGTTATAAAACTGTTTCACTGGTCTAGTAAATCTTATAGTGAACATATAGCTCTTGGTGAGCTATATGATTCATTATCAGAATCAATAGATACTTTAGTAGAATCAGTACAAGGAGAAACTGGTATATTAGATATTAAAATACCACAAGTTTCTAAAGAAGGGTTAAACCCTATAACAACTATTACTAATGTTTGTAAACAATTAGAAACTGTTAAAGAAGAAGATTGGATTACAAATCAAATTCAAGAAATACTTAAAGATTTATATAAAACTAAATATAAACTAATTAATTTAAAATAGTATGGCACAAGCTAAATTATCAATGTTAGATTTTATTGAAGGATTTAAATATAAAGTATTAACAAGTATTAGTAAAGGTATTTGGGAAAATAAAATTGTAACTAAAGAAACTTTAGAAGATGCTGAATATTTAAGATTCATTGAAAATGAAATAAAAGTTAATAGAGTAAAACACGTATAAAAACAGTAAACTTAATAAAAAATTTTAATGGTTACGAAAGAATTAATAAAAGAATTAAGAGTTAAGATAGACGGTCTATCTCAATTGGTTAAAAGTATTAATACTCAATATAGAGTAGATATAAATTTAAAGCATCGAGAAGAATCTTTAGAAAACTTTACAACTAGAGTTAAAGAAACTGGTTTTGGTACTAAACATCTAATATCAAATGAACTAAAAGAATCTTATAAAAGCTTAATATTAGCTAAAGCTTGGTTAGGCAAAGTATTGGAAGAATTAGGAGATGAAAATCCTTATAAATCAGGTTATAAAACTGTAGCAGATATTGAACCTACAGCAGATAAATGTGAAGTATTGTGTACTACAGGATTAGAAGGTATTGCAACTAATCAAACATGGAAAGAAATAAATCACATCCAAAAAGTGGATTGGTTAAGAACTGAAATACAACATATTACTTATATAGTATACCAAACATATGTAACCAATAGTAAGGAAGATATAATTAACTTTACTTGGGAAGCACTTGAAAAAGATAGTAAAATAAGATTTCATTCTGAACCATGTTATAGACATTTATGTGAAGCAAGAATTTGGTTAGACTTTGAATTACAACGTATTAAAGAACAATCTGATGAAAGAAATACAAATAACACAAGCAACAACTAATAACGTACCTGAAACTAGAACTATGTATATTGGTGTTTGGGAAGGTGAAAACGGAAGTGTAAATGTTGGTGGACTACCACAACAAGATATTAAAATTGCAGAACACCATTTAATTATTTCTAGTAGACAAAATAAAGGTTGGAAAAGAATTATAAGTTTTGAAGTACCATATTTTAAAAAAGCAGATAATGATTATTAAAATAGATAATAATTGGTTTAAAAGTGTAGAAAAAAATGATTATAAGAACTATATTAAAGAATGTAATGAAGCTAAAGAGAAAGTTACATTTAAAATACATGAAGGCAAAGTAGTTTATAAAGTAGTAAATTCTGTAGAATTAAAAAAATTAAATGTAGCGGAAGAACCACAAAAAGAACAAAAACAAATTAAAGATAATCCTGTTGATAGTCTTTTATCTGTTGTATTGTTAACAACAGGGGGTAAAACTATTAGCGTGCCTAAAATAAATATACCAGTATTAAATACTTCTATTAGTAAACAAGTTCCTTTTATAATAGGACAATCTTTAAATTACCAATATTGTGATAGATGTAATACAACTGTTAATCATTATAAAGTAATGGGTGTACTAGCTTGTGGTAATTGTAGATACGGTGTTGTTTTGTAAAAATAAATTTATACCTAAAAAGTAAAAAGTAAATAATCGACGTAAAATTATTAAATTTGTAACAATGTCAGATAAAATTTTAGATAAAAATATTAAACTTATAGCTCAAAAACATGGTGTTGAAGAAAGTTTAGTTAAAGAATTATGGGATTTTCAAAGTAGACAAGTAGGTAAATTTTTATCTAGTATACCTGTTGATGAAACACCTGATAAAATAAAAATGACATGGATAGGCAGTTTTAAATTTAAAAAAACGCAATATGATAAATTTAATGAAATTAAAAAACTTAAACAAGAAAGCTCCATTAAGGATTAATTTAAAAATAACTTTAGACTTTTGGGCATTTAAACCGTATAAAGAAAAATTAACTTACGGTATTGATGGATTAACATATTCACCAACTTCTTATAGGTTCTTATGTTTTGCAATTACAACTGTAAAAGAATCTGATAGAGTAGTATTTGAAATTGCTAGTTCTAAAGTATCTGGTAATGAAGGTAAAAAATTTAATAAATCATGATTAAACTTATTAGTATACAAGATGAAAAACCTGTAATATCTGCTGAAGCTAGAACTATTGCTATTTTTAGAAAAATAATAGAACGAGATAGAGGTCAATGGAAATTACAAGGAGATTCAGACGGTAGAAAAAAAATTCTAGCTATGCTAGAACTTTCTTTTATTTATTTTTTTGCTGACCCAAGAAGTCAATATACTGAAACTTATGCAGGTGATAATGATTTACGTGCAGAAAAAGTTAAACGTATTTTAGGATTACCAGAAACTTGGAAACCAGATGAATTAATAAAAGAAGCTATTGAATTTTATGTATCAGAATTAAAAGAAGATTTTGATATAGGGTTTTTAGAAGATTCTTTATTAGCTGCTAAAAAAACAAGAGAATATTTTAGAAATGTTGATTACGATGAAACTATTCAAGTAGGTAAATCAGTAGTATTAAAATATAAAATTAAAGAAGTTACATCAGCACTTAAAGAAGTACCTAGCGTAATTGAAAATTTAAAAATAGCTAGAGAAAAAGCTTTTAAATCTGAAAAACTTAATACTAAAGTTAGAGGTGGTGGTGCTGTAGGTAGATACGAATAATCTATGAGAAAAGAAGATGTTAAATTAATTGACTTTACTGCATTAGGTATAAATACTAAATTATTTAGTCCTGCTGCTGCATACTATGATACTCATGGTAATTATCCTGATTTTAAAGATACAATTTATTGGGATGAAGAAGAACGTAGATGTATTGAAGGTTATAGCATAACTAGTACTAAAGGCGTAACAATCAATATAACAGGGGAACATTACAGTTATCTTAATTACACAAGAATTAAATTAACTGATGACCCAGATGCTAAAAGTAAAAAATCGTTCTTTAAACGAGCAACAACTAAAAAAGAAGCTTTTCCAGATTTTTGGGATGGTGATTATATTTTTTATTGGTGTAAAATAATTGCACGATATGGTGCTAGTAATTACCCTGAAATTAAAAAACAAGGTGGTATTACTTTAGAAGAATTTACAAACTTACATTTTCCAGACGAAGTAAAAATAAAAAAGCAATCATTTTTTGTAAATGGTATTGAACAAGATTATTTTGAAGAAGATGGAATTAAATATTATTTGTATGGTTCTGGTAAAAATGTAGTAGTAGGTAAAAAAAGACGTGGTGGTTATTCATATAAAATGGGTAATGCTGGTAGTAGAAGATACCATTTCTTTAAAAAATCTACAACTTTATTAACTGCTTATGACAATGCGTATCTTTTAGATGATGCGTTAATGACTAAAACAGTTGAATGTATTGACTGGATAGATAGTAAAACACCGTTTACTAAACGAAGATTAATAAATCTTGATGACCATAAAATGTGTGGTTACAAAGAAAATGTTGGTGGTGTAGAAGTACATAAAGGTAGAAAAAGTCAAATTATTGCTATTTCATTTAGGGGTAATAAAGGTGCTGCAAGGGGTAAAGATGCTGATGAAATATACGTAGAAGAATCTGGTAAAGCACCTAACCTTATTGAATTTAGTGATGCTACTATAGATTCATTAAGTGATGGATTAATGAATAGTACTGGGCAAATTATTTGGTTTGGTACTGGTGGTGGTGATAATACAGATTGGGAAGGTTTTAAAGAAATTTTTTACAACCCTAATAAATATAATTGTCTTGAATTTGAAAATGTTTGGGATGAAGGTGCTACTGGTACTTATTGTGGAATGTTTATTCCTGATTATTGGACTGCTGTAGGATTTATTACACCAAATGGTGAATCTTTAATTGAATTAGCAAAAGAAGCTGAATTAGAATATCAAAAAAATAAATATTTAACTAAAGGAGATGGTAAAGGATTAGTTGCTCGTAAAATGGAGCACCCAATGTGTCCAGCAGAAGCATTTGCAATTTCTAGTAGTAATATATTTGATGTTTTAACTGTTAGAGAATGGCGATTAAAAGTAGAAAGAGAAAAACTACATCAAAAATTTGCAACTGTAGGTTCATTTAGTTACGATAGTTCTGGTAAATTAAAATTTAATGTTGACGATACTGGAACATTACAACCTTTTTGGGATTACCCAATTAATGAAAATACACCTAATAAAAAAGGAGCGGTAGTTATTTGGAATCCGCCTTTAAAAGAAGGTGGTCAAGTACCAGCAAATAGATATATTATAGATGTAGATACATACAGGTATGACCAAAGTACAGGTAGTTCTGTTGGAGCAGCTTATGTAAAAATACTATCTGGTGCTAAAGTACCGTTTAATTTAGATAACAGAATTGTTGGGCAATATGTTGGAAGACCTGCAAAAAAAGATGACTTTTGTAGAATTATATTTCAATTAGCTGATTACTATAATGCTAAAATAGGTTATGAAAATGATGACCAAACATTATTAGATTACGCTAAAGCTAAAAAATTAGATTTAATGAAATATTTTGAAGGGGAATTTCAATTAGCTTTTGATGAAAAAATAGCTACAAAAAATTCTAAAGTTAGGCGTAAATTTGGTATGCACATTGGTGATGGTAAGTTATCACAACGTAAGTATACTGGAGATGAATATATAAAAGATAGTATTGAAGAAGTTAGAGGAACTTACGAAGACGGTTCAACACAAACTAATTTAATGACTATATATGATATTGGATTATTAAAAGAAATTGAATCATATAATCCAGAAAAAGGTAATTTTGATAGAATTGCTGCTTTAAGAATACAAGCTTACCATGAACGAGAAATTGTTTATGAAAATAGAAAAGAAACTGTAAAAAGAAAAACATTCTTTTTAGATAACCACCAATGTTTTAAATAAAATACAATGAATATATCAAGACCAGAACAACGATTACTTTTAAGTAAAAAGAATCAAGATTGGAAAGAAAAAAACGTAATATATTGGTGTGGTAGAACTAATTTATATCCTGTTGTTAATAGCGATGCTTTAGTTTTATACGCAGCAGCAGCAGGTAAAATGGATGAAAGCGTATATACTTACGTTACAAATCCATTAAATACTAACGACACTAAATTAAAAGGGTATCCAGCTAAAATGCGTAATATTGACATTTTATCTGGTAATATTCAAACTCTTCTTGGAGAATTAAGTGAAAGATTGTTTAACCCAATGGTTATAGCAATTAATTCTAATATTGAAAGTTTAAAAGAAGAAAAAGAATATGAATTACTTCTACAACAATTAAAACAAGAATTTGTAAATAATTTAGTAAAAGAAGGATTAGTTCCGCAAGAAATAGCTCAAACACCATTATCTGATGATATTATTAGAAAAACTGTTTCTAATATTAAAGACCAATTAGCATTAATGGGTCAACAAGGGTTAGATGTTATTTTAAAAGATTCTGAAGTTGATTTAATTAGACGTAAAACACTTTATGATTTTATTGTTTTAGCTCGTATGTTTACTTACAGAGATATACAATATAATGATATAGTTTATAATTGGGTTAGTCCATTAGAAATTAGTTTTACTAATACACCTAATGTTGATTTTATAGAAGACTGTGAAGCAGTTAAACGTGCTGTAACATTACCTATGTCAGAAATAATGGATATTTTTTCTGATAATAAAGATTTTCAAAAAATATTACCTGAATTAGAATTACGTATTGGTAATGTTGGCTATCAATCTGTTTATACAGGTATAACTACAGATATGTTAAAAGGAGATATGTCACAACCATTTACTACTCAAACCGAAGGATTAATGGTAGAGCATATTAATTGGACTTCTATGAAAATGATGAAACGTGTTACTGGTAAAGACGTTTTTGGAAATTTTTATAAAGAAGATTACGATGAAACTTATATAGCTTTAGATACAGAAGAAGTAGAAGAATATTGGGTTAATGAAAAATGGGAAGGGTATAGAATAGATGGTCAACATATATTAGGAGTACAACCAATTGAATTTCAACGTGGTACTTATAATAACCCTAATAAATGTAAAAATTTATACAACGGTAGAATATTTATGAATAATTATATTATTCCTCAATCTATTATAGAAAAAGGAATTGTATATCAAATTAAATATAATATAATACATTACCATTTAGAAAAAATTATAGCTAAAAATAAAGATAAAATAATGACTATTCCTTTAGGGATTATACCTCAAAAAGAAGGTTGGGATGAATTTACTATGATGTATTATGCTGATGCTCATGGTTACTTATTTATGGATGAAACTAATCCACAAACAATGCAAGCTATGCAATACATGAAAAGTATTGATATGGGGTTAACACAATACATTAAAGAAATGTATGGTATTCTTAGGCAGATAAAAGAAGATTGGGATGAATCAGTTGGTATAAGTAGACAAAGAAAAGGTCAAAATATGGCTTCTGATGGAAAAGCTGTAAATGAAGAAGCTATATACAGAAGTTCTGTTATTAGTGAAGAATTTTTTAAACAACATGAAGAAACAATTATTAGAGATTTACAATGTTTATTAGATTTCTCTAAAGTAGCTTGGGCTAATGGTAAAAAAGGTGCTTATGTAAATAGTGATATGAAAGAAGTTTATTACAATTTAGACCCTACTGTTTATCCTTTTTCAGAACATGGTATTTATGTAGAAAATAGTACAAAAGCTACTAAAGAACTACAAATGATGAAACAACAATTAGGTAATGTAGCACAACAATCTAATCAAATAGGATTATTACCTAGAATTGCTAGAGCTACTAATATGAGTAAATTGATTGAAGAAATAGATGCAATAGAAGCTAAATTCAATGAGCAACAACAAGGTAATGTTCAAGCAGAACAACAATTAAAAGCAGAAGAAGTTGCCGATAAAGAAAAAGATAGACAGCTTAAAATATATGAAATTGATGAAAACAATGATACTAAAAAATATATAGCTGTTTTACAAGCACAAGCACAAGCATTATCTTTTCAAATGGGTGAAGAAGGTACTGTAGATGCTGTTAAAATACAAGAACTTGCTATTAAACAACAAGAAATTTTTAGAAAAATTGATTTAGAACAACAAAAATTAGAAGAATCGAAACAAAAAAGAATGGATGATGTTAAAATAGCTAGAGAAAATATGGTAAATGATTTAGAAATAGCAAAGAAAAATGCTTCAAATAGAGGAGCAAAAAAATAAATCTATACACAATTAATACACTTAAAATAGTTTAAAATAACTGTTGTAAATTGTGTAAATTTGTATTCGGTTTTAAATAAATACACACAACTTAAATTTAATAATTATGGTAGAACCACAAATTTTTGTTTCAGACGAAATGGCTGAAATGATGAACCAAAAGTTTAATCTGGAAGACTCAGAAAAAACCTCTGATGCGCTTAGTAACAATGCAACTAACAATGCAACTAATGATGAACCTGATGGTACTGATTTATCTTGGGATGAAGAATCATCAACATCTAAAGATTTAAATTTTGCATTTAACAACGATTCTAACAACGATGATGATGAAGATAAAGATGAAGATGAAGATGAACCATCTACATTAAAAACTTTATTAACTAATTACGGTTACGAAGATGATGATGATTTTAAAGAACTAGATTTAAAAGATAACTCTGTTGAAGCAATTAAAAAGTTTTACGAAATTAGAGATGTTAAAAAAGTTAAAGAAATAGCAGCTCAAATCTTAGAAGAGGATGAAGACATTAAAAGTCTTTCTGAATGGAAAAAAGAAGGTAAATCAGTAGCTAGTTGGAAAGCTCAAAAAGAAGCTGAAGCTTTTACAATTGAAATTTCTGATGATGATATTGAAGGGCATGAAAAATTTGTTCGTTCAGTGTATGAACAACAAGGAATTAAAGGTAAAAAACTTGATGCAATTATTGAACAATTAAAAGATGATGATGAATTATTAACTGAATCTAAAGATTTTCAAGAAAAAATTAAGCAGAGTGTAAAACAAAATGCTGATGCTATTGCAAAACAAGAAGCGGTAAAAGCTAAAACAGAACAAGAACTTAGAGATAAAGAAATAAAAGAAGTTAATGAAATTATTAAAACAGGTAAATTAGCAAATAGATTAATTATACCTGAAACAGAAAGAACTACTTTTAACAAATATCTTTTTTCAAAAGACCGTGAAGAAAAATGGAATAAATTAGATACAGAAACACAATTACTTATTGAATATATGCTTTATAAAGATTTTAATATCAAAGGTGTAGAAAAAAAACAAGTAGTTGCAGCATCTAGTGGAAATAGAAAACCAGCATTAGCTGGTAAAGCAGGTGATTCTAAAGATATTCCAGAAATGTCTTTTGAAGAATTAAAAAGAAAACTAGGTAATAAACAAGCCTAATAACTATAAACAACTAAATAAATAAACAACATGAGTGGAAAAATTAAACCAGAGTTGAAGCTTTATCAAGATACATATAAAGATAAAGACTACAGTTCTATTACTGAACTATCAAGAGCAATGCAGTCAGAAGCTACATTGTTAACTCCTATTGTAACTCACATGATTTACAATGACAAAGAATATGGTAAGAAAAACTTTCCTATTCTAGCTTACACAGAAGGAAGCAAAGCAGGTATTGAAGGTAGAGCTAAAACTATTACCAAAGTAAAACTTGATGATGCTAACTTTGAATATAAATATCCAGTAATGGGCGCACCTAAAAAATCTTCTTTAGTAGTAAGAAGCTATTATACTGCTGGTGATAGACCAGGTTTAGGTGGAAGTATTTTTAAAATTGTGTTCGCAGATAGATGGTTTTATCGTCAACAAACATTGTACCCACCTACAATTAATAGAGCGCAACTACAATGTCGTGTACAAGAAGACCCTATTCCAGTATCAGATGGTTGGGAATATACTGTTAAAATCTTTGCAGGTACTTCTAGTTTATATATGCCACTTAGCTGTTTAGCACAAGGCAGTGTTTGGACTGGTGGTGTTGCTAAAGTACCTTTTGAAGGTTCAAAAGGAACTGAATCACGTTCACAAATGCCTAGTATGGCTACTAACATGATTAGCATGCATCGTAATTCTTACAGATACAAAGGAAATCTTGCTAAAAAAGTAATGCGTTTTCATATTCCTATTGATGGTAAACTATTCAAATCTTATATGGATTATGAATTGTACATGTCAATGTTATATTTTAATGAGGCTCGTGAACATGATATTTGGTGGTCGCAATACGCAAAATCAAATACAGGTGAATTTTATACAGTAGATAATGAAACATCTATTCCAATTACATCTGGAGCTGGTATTGACCAACAAATTCCTACAAGTAATATTGATACTTACTCAATATTGACCTATAACAAGTTCTTTAACATGGTTCGTGATGTTACTTTTAACATTACAGATGAAGTATCTGATATTCACGTTTACACAGGTAAAGGTGGTATGGAAGGATTTGATAAAATGATTAAAAATGAGTTAAAAGGATTTACTCAACTTATTGATAGTAGACAATTCTCTAAAGGAGAAAATACTTGGGATATGGTTTACGGTTCGTTCTTTAGTTCATTCCGTCATATTGATGGTCAAATGTTAACAGTACATTATCATCCAATGTTTGATGGAGGTGTATATGCAGAAGGTCAACCTAAACATCCAGTTTCAGGATTACCAATTTGTTCACATCACTTCTACTTTATAGACCAAACAGTATATCAAGGAGAAGCTAATCTTCAATATATTGTTCAAGATGGTGCTGAGAACATTAACTTTGTAGTTCCGGGTGTTTATACCCCAATGGGTTACCCAGAAACAGTTTATCGTGCTACTGATAGAGATGCAACAAGTATTGAAAATGTAAGAACAGGTGGTATTCAAATTAAACGCCCATCATCTTGTTTCAAATTGTTATGTAATCTTGGTCAATAAGTAGCTTTGTAAAAATCCAAATAAAATAAATTTCAACTTAAACTTAATAAAATAAAAATGGAAGCAATAGCTAAACAACAAGAAAAACCAACTGAAATAAAAACAGTTGAACAAATCTATAAAATCACAGTTAATAGGAGAGAGGATGATTATCATCCTCTCCCTAAACAACTGCGAGATAGTTCATATTACAAAGGTAATATAAGTTCTCAATATAAAGTTATTAACGGTTATACTACTACCGCAATTATTAGAGGATTAGATACAAATCAAGAACGATTTTATTCTTCTCAATTAATTAATAAAAATCCTAAAGATTTAGGATTTGATGATGCAATGACAACTTTTTGGGCAGAATTTACTTTAGCTGTACCAGAAAGAGGTTTAATTTTAGATGCTTCTTACACTGAAGAAAAAGTTAAATTAGATGGTGAAGAAATATTTATTAAAAAACCTAAATATTTAGACCAATATATTAAAGCTGAATTTGCAAAACAATCTAATGGGGTAGCTTTCTTACCAGAAGAACGTGATAATCCAGATTTGTTTAAATTCATTATGAATGATTTATCTGTAGCTAAAGCAGAAAGTCGTAAAAAATTTGACCAAATATCTATAGCAGATGCTAAATATGTTGAATTAGTTACTTTAGTAAAAGAAACTGGTAAAACTGAAAAAGTAGAATACATGTTAGACTTATTAAAAGAAGACCATGAATTATTCTACAATGTAGATTTAACAGATAAATTAATGCGCCTTAAAGAAATAGCTAACCAAAAACCTGTTGAATTTGTTACAAAATACAACGATGACTTATTGGAAGTAAAAGCTTTATTGTATAGATTAACTCAAACAAGATTAATAACACTAGAAGGTGGAACATATTTCCTAGATAATAAACAAATTGGTGCGTATAAAGAAGCAATTACTTATTTAAATGACCAAACTAATTCTGGAGAAGTATCAAAACTAAAAGCTAGATTAAAAGATATTTTACTTAAAAAGTAAAAACAACCAAACAATCTAATAAAACAAAACAATGAAAAAAATCTTAATTTTTACAGGCAACCAAGCCTATGCACCATCTAAAACTTCTAGTACTACTTTAACTGGTACTAACACAGAAAATTTAGCAAGTGGAGCAGTTGGTATTTACGGATTAGTTGAAATTGATGCAACTACCGCAGCTAACAACAATCGTTTTACATTACTAACTAATGGAACTTCTTCAGCAGGTCTATGTCATGTAGATGATTTTATAACAGGTGGTGGTTCATTATTCCGTATTGTACAAGGTTACACTGAAACACCTGTTCAAACAGGTGATATTCAATGTAAAGGAATTACACGTATTATTAAACAAACTTATACTGCTCCTGTACAAGGCGTGGCTATAATTGGTTACAATGGTACAAACGGTTCTTTAAATTTACCTACTATCGTACAAAATGATTCAGCTACTTTGTTAGCTGTTCAACAAGAAGTTTCTACAAATGACCAGATTAGAGAGCAATTGCAATTTAATACTGCAACATTAACTCCTTCTATAGCTGCTTATGACATTTTAGTACAACTTGCAAATGCAATTAATAGTGTTGCTAATATTGGAGTTGTAAGAACACATATTGCTGAAATTTTAGCTAATGGTGCTAGAACTACAATTGCAATTGGAGGTTCAATTACTGGTACTGGTGCTGCTGCTGTACAATTAGGTACAGCTACAAACGGTAGTAAAACAGTAACAATTACTTCAACAACTTTAACAGCTACTACAATTGCAGCCGGTAGTTTAATTACTATTGGTGGTGTAACTTACAAAGTTGTTGGTACTCCTAACATTGCTGCAAATGTAATGACTATTACTTTAGATAACCCTTATGAAGGTGTTACTACTACAGCAACTCGTTTAGATGGTAATGGTGGAGCTTCTCCAGTATTTGCTACTCAAGCAGCTTCTACAGAATTTGGATTACAGCTAACTACAATTAGCCCTAATTCAGTATTTAATTATGCTAAACAAGGTGTTATTGAAAACGCTACTGTAACTTACACAGTTAATCCAAGTCAAGGATTAGGTACTGGTGCAGAAATTGTTAAAATTGAAGAAGGTCTTATTGCTTATAGAGGTCAGTTTGATACTTTCAGCAAATGGATGAAACAACTTCCTCGTTTTGCTAATGCAGATACTAATTACAATATCTACAGTATCTTATTCCGCAATACTACTACTGAAAGTGGTGTAGAACATAATAAAGGAGATAATTCAGCAATTCAAATTGCTGTACCTACTACATGGACTGCCGTTACTACTTTTGAAGCTGTTTTGAAAAAATTAGCTCCAAACGCTATTATTAATTTTTAATCTTAACTAATGACAGTTAAAGAAGCATATATTTACATACAGCAAGGGGTGCAAGCAATTGCATCCTTTGCTTATGCAAATGTGCAATTACAAGAACTAGATTACAATTGGAATTATTGTACGGATTTATTTATTCAATTAGCTTTTCCTGATAAATATGCAGTACAAAAACCAGAAAAATATCAAGATGTACAAGCATCTATTGATGATTTAAAAATATTAGAAGTATTAGGAAATACTAATACTTTATTAACAACTACTATAGGTAGTTATCCTGTTAGTTACATAACATTACCTGAAAATTACAGGCATTTGTTAAACGACAGTACTTTAGTAAAACCATTAAATTGTGATACTACAAGAGAAGTACCTAACAGATTAACAGAAACAGAAGATATAAAAACGATATTAGAAAACTCAATATTTAAAACTAGTCAAGAAAGTCCTATTTCTCATTTATCTGGTAATAATTTATATGTTTATAATTTTTATAAAAACACAAAACAGTTTGATATAGAAGCTATTTATATGGATTATCTAGCTAAACCTACTAAAGTAGCTTTTGGTAATAATGGTAGTACAGTATTACAATTTCCTGACCAAACATGTTTTAAAATTATAAAAACAGCTATTATATACATGTCTATAATAGCAGAACAAAACCCAAATAAAATACAATTATTAAAACAATAATATGGCTTTAGAATTAATTGCTACAGGAACATTAGATAAAACAGGTAAAATTATTACAATAAATGATGTTACTGGCGGAGATAATTTAGCAGGTAGTAAAAAATATTCTACTGGAATAACTAATCCTAATAGAAGTAAAAATAATACAGTAACAGAAATTGTTATAACAATGGCTAATGGTACTGTACATACTTTTTATAAAAATGCTTCTTTTAATTCTGTTGATATTAATATTTCAGCAGCAGATGAAAATAATTTAATGCCTAAAACAGTAGTATCCGTAGATATTAGTAACCTTGAATTAGGTATTAATACTGTTTTACCAGTTGGTATTATAAAAGTAGAATATTATGTTTGGTATATTTTAAGTGGTTTAACTGGTGGTCAAGGTAAAAAACTTACTACTACTACTATTAGTGTAGCTGGTGCAACAAATTTAAATTTAAATAGTTTTTTATACGATACTGATTTAATTAAAGTAATTTATTCAAGTACTACAGTACCAATGTCTCAAGCTAAAGTAGTTACTAATGTTGTAACTAATATAGATACTTATTTAAATACAAAAGTAATTAATTTAAATAAACCTATATTAAATGAGCTAATACCTGAAAATTCTTCTGTAATTATAATGGCTGGTTATAAAACTACTGTTTATATAAAATCTGATATAGAATTATTAGAATGTTTTCAACCAAAAATAGCTAAAACATCTATACAAAAAAAATCTTGTTGTAGCACATGTAAAGGTTCTGATATTGATGCTTTAAAAGACATTTTAGACGGTCTTTTTATTGTAGATGCTCAATTAGAAGCTGAGTTATATGTTCAAGCTGATAGTAATTTAAAAACACTTTTAAAAATATGCAAATCTGATGGTTGTAACTGTTGATGAACTAATTCAAATTAATTCTGACCTTGTATATTATTATGCTAATATAGGAGAACATAAATTTAATAATTTAAGATTTGCTACAGAATTTTGTCTTGATAAACAATCTGTACTAAAAGAATTAACATTATACCAATGGGTATTAAATTATTGGGAACAATATTTTGATGGTACGCCTAAAGAAAACAATTATATTACTCAAGAAGAATTTAATATAATGATTAATAGAATAAAATTTATAATTTATAATAGATAATGAATACTAATATATTTGGTAAATATTCAAAAAATTCTAAACCTCAAATAGGTTTAATTTCTTACGATAATTTGTTTGATTTGCCTAAACCTTCTAACAATGGTGAAGATGGATTAGATGGAAAATCTATATATATTATAAGCTATTCTTACACATTACTAGGAGATACAGAAATATTATTTTCTGATGGTAATACAGTTATTGTAAAAAAAGGAGATAAAGGAAATAAAGGAGATGGTGGTGAAAATGGATTAGCTCCAGAACATGAATGGTCTGGAACTTTTTTACGTTTTAAAAATCCTAATAATACATGGGGTAATTACACAAATTTAAAAGGAGATAAAGGGAATAAAGGTGATATTGGAGAGTCAGGAGAATCTATAGAAGTAGTTTCATATAGTTATGATTTATTTGGTAATACAGATATATTATTTTCAGATGCTAGTACTGTAAAAGTTTTAAGAGGTCAAACAGGACTTAGTTCATACAATTTTACTAATGGTACAATATTAGACACTATTAATGTTAAACTAGGAGGTAGTTTAACAGAAAATACTACTATTGCAACAGACGGTTATTCTTTTTATTTAGGTGATAATTTTGCTAGTTTAAGATATAATCAATTTGGTGCTGGTAATTTATTTTTAGCACATGATAAAGATAATGAATTAAGTTTTGGTATAGCTAACGCCAATGCAGGTGAAAACGCTTCTATAAATTATGGGTTTATGAATGATACAGCAGCTTATGGCTTATCTTTTTCTTATTACTCATCGTTATATGCACAAAATACTTATGATAATGTAGCTAATACAGCAGAACTTAAATTTTGGAAAAAGGGTAATATATTACATACTCAAAATGTAGGTTTAGATTTTTGGTATGGAAATCCTACTACTTTAGTTTATTATAAAATGCTTTCTTTTTATAATAACAAAGTAGGTATTGGTAATTTTAATACAAACTCAACAGATATTAATAGTACACTACATTTAAAAGGTAGTTATTCAACATCAGGTTACACAGGTAAAATAGATAATTATACTATAACAGCAGATGATTATATTGTTACTTTTCATTTAGCTGCTGTAAATAGAACATGTACAATACCTGTACACTCAACAGCTAATTTTGGAGCAGGTAAAAGATTTATTATTCGTAATTCAAATACGTCCACAGGTAATTTAACAATACAATTAAGTGGAGCAGATAAATTTGATGGTGGTATTTCTGCAATAAATTCTTTAGTTTTATTACCTAATCAATCAGTAGAAATAATATCATTTAATAACAGTAATTGGAGTGTATTATCTTCAACAATTGCTAATACTGGTAGTGGATTTGTTCCATATACAGGAGCAACTCAAAATGTAAACTTAGGTGTTTATGATTTGATTGCTGATTCGATTATTAAAAATGGAGGTACTTCAAGTCAATTCTTAAAAGCAGATGGAAGTATTGATTCAACAGCATATTACCCTAACAGCAACCCAAGCGGTTTTATTACTTCGAGTGCATTAAACCCTTACTTACTTTCATCAACGGCAGAAAGTACTTATTACCCTTTAACTAATCCAAGCGGATTTATTACAAGTGCAGCCCTAAGCGAATTAGTTCCATATACAGGAGCAACCGCAAATGTTAATTTAGGTTCGTTTACAATAACAACAGGAGCAGATGCTACAATAAATGGGATAAGAGTTGGTAGAGGTTCTGGTAATGATTTTAGTAATACAGCAATAGGATTATTTGCACTTGGGAGTAATAATACAGGTACTTTTAATACAGCAATAGGAGTATTTGCACTTGGGAGTAATACTACAGGTTATAAGAATACAGCATTAGGATTAGATGCACTTAGTAGTAATACTACAGGTTATCAGAATATAGCATTAGGAGTAGTAGGACTTAGGAGTAATACTACAGGTAATAGTAATACAGCAATAGGAAATTATGCAGGTTGGGGTACAGGTGTAAATAGTAACACTACAGGAAGTAACAATATCTTTATAGGTAATGAATCCGTAGGTGTAGATGCTACTGAATCCAATAGAACGTGGATTGGTAATAGCAATACTACATCTACGTGGCTAGGTGGCAATTTATTGTTAGGTACTACAACAAATAACGGAGTAGATAGATTACAGGTTGATGGTCGTGCTATAATTACTCAGGGAGTTGTTACTCTAGGAGGTTATAGATTTAGTGACGAAGCAACTGGTATGTGGGCTGACGTTTTCGGCATTCGATTCGTTTCTTACCTTACTGGACCAGAGCTTTATAATTTTACTGCCGAATATTCGACAAATAATGCTTGGACTAGCGGAGGTTCAATAGTTGCTATAACGGCAGGTTTAGGTGCAACGTCTGGTGCAAATAGAGACAGAACTTCATTTAGGATAAATCCTGTTGTTAATTACACAGGAGGAGCAACAGGTATCTCAAGGGCAATACACATTAATCCTACCTTAACAAGCGCACCTGATTGGAGAAGTATAGACATAGGTAATAATAGTGGATATGCAATTTATCAAAGTGGAGCAAGTGCATTAAACTTATTTAATGGAGATACGACATTTGGAAAGTTAGCAGGTACAGGTACACGTATTGTAACAGCCGATATTAATGGAGCGTTGGCAAAAATATTAGGAGCATCAAGTCAATATGTGCGTGGTGATGGTAGCTTGGCAACATTCCCAAGTATAACGGGATTAGTTCCATATACAGGGGCAACTGCAAATGTAGATTTAGGAACTTTTGATTTGACCGCAGATGTTATTACAGGTACAATAGGTTCTTATACAAGTTCTGGTAATGGTAATACTTTAAGCGTTACCCATTCAAGTGGTAGCGGTATTGCTTTGAATATTACTAAAAGTGGTAATGGAGAAGGTTTATACATAAACAAAACAAGTGGTTCGGGTAACGCTGCAACAATCATAGGTACGTTAAACGCAACTACTTTAGTTAAGTCAGGAGGTACTTCAAGTCAATTCTTAAAAGCAGATGGAAGTATTGATTCAAATAGTTATCTAACATCAATAAATGGAATAGCTGCTGGTGGTGATTTAAGTGGTACATATCAAAGTCCAAATGTCAGTGGGTTGTTAGGTTCTCCTTTACCATTTTTTGGGGGAATTAGTGGTGACACTTTATTGTTAGGAAAAGACATTTCAACAGGAGATTGGACAACAATATCTTTGTCCAACATAATTACTTTTAGTAAATTATCTGAACCTTTGTATGTATATACAGACCTTTTTGGTAATAAATTTCTTGATATACGAGTTGCAACAGCAAGCCAAAATGGAGTTTTGTCATCTAGTGCATTTACTACATTTACTAATAAACAAAATGCAATAACACTAACAACTACAGGAACTTCGGGTGCAGCTACTTTTTTAGGAGATACATTAAATGTACCCAATTATACTTTAGCAGGGTTAGATGGTGTTCCAACTGGAAGAACATTAACAATAAATGGAACGGCATTTGATTTAAGTGCAAATAGAAGCTGGAATGTAGGAACAGTAACAGGTGTTACAGGAACAACTAACAGAATAACATCAAGTGGAGGTGCTACACCAATAATAGATATTGCTTCTACCTATGTAGGGCAATTATCAATAACTACTTTAGGAACTATTGGAACTGGTGTATGGCAAGGTACAGCAATAGGAGATGCTTATATTTCAAGTGCAGCTATTTGGAACGCTAAAATAGGTGGCTCACTAACTACTGGTTATTTACCCGTAGCAACTGGAGCAGGTACGGTGGCAAATAGTGTGTTGTTTCAGAATGGTAATAACGTAGGTATTGGAGTAAGTCCACTTTATAATTTACATATTCAAGATTCTAAAGCATTGGGGTTGTATTCTTACTTAGAAAATACTAGTTCTAATTCAATTGCAAGTGCTAGTTATATAGCTAAATCTCAATCAGGTGTTACAATAGGAATGACTGCTTTAAATCAGGGTGGTGGTGCGCTGATTAATTCTTCACATAATTTAACAATAGAAGCAAGTGGTGGTGGTGGTATGGTGCTACAAACAAATGGTCAAATTATAACTAATGGAGCAGTTAATAGTGGAGAACATTTTATTATTGGTGGTAGTGCTAGAATAAGTGGAGTTGTTACAGCTCCACAAATAAGCACAACAAAACAAACACTAACACCTACTGGAACAACGCAAACAATTGATTGGAATAACGGAAGTATAGTGGACATTTTATTAAGTTCGGCAACTGGCAACGTAACTCTTACATTATTGAATGCGCAAAACGCAAGTAGCTATTTAATAGAAGTAACTAATGGTGCAACTCCGAGAAATTTAATTTTTCCAACAGGAACACTTCAATCTAATGGAGGTGGTAATGTTTACGTTGGAACTGCAAATCAAAAAGACGTTATTGCGGTATTATGGGATGGGACTCAATATCTAATATCAATTTCAAAAAATTATTCATAAAATATGTTCGGAAACGCTTTCTTTTTTTCATCATCGAGATTAATACTTGACGGCTTAAATAGTTCAGCTGCGTATAGCTTACGTAAACTTCGTACTGCATACTTAGGTGCAGCTGTTAATGTAAGAAGAAGTAGTGACGGTGCTACTCAGGATATTGGCTTTACAGCAAGTGGTGATTTAGATACTGTAACTTTGCTAGCATTTGTGGGTGTTGGTAATAATGGTTTTATTAGAACGTGGTACGACCAATCGGGCAATGGTCGCAATGCAACTCAAGCCACGGCAGGATTGCAACCGTGCATTGTTAGCAATGGTGCGTTGGAGGCTCTTAACGGAAAGCCTGCCATCTTGTTTGATGGTTTAAACGATAATTTGAAAGCAACAGTCCCTTCTCTTGCTAATCA